GTACAAAAATTATTCTTAGAAATGGCAATGCAAGATGCACAAAGTTACTTGCGTGTACAAAACATTTTCAACAAAGAAAATTTTGATAAAGATCTGCGTGAAGCTGCTGAGTTTATCTATGACCATGCAAATGAGCACAAAACACTTCCGGACCGTATGCAAGTAAAGGCAGTTACCGGTGTTGATTTACAGGAGATACCCGATCTCAACAGTGGGCACACTGATTGGTTTTTAGGCGAGTTTGAAAGCTTTACTCGCAGGCAAGAACTTGAACGTGCAATTTTACAAAGTGCAGATTTGTTGGAAAAAGGCGAGTACTCGCCTGTTGAAAAACTAATCAAAGATGCTGTGCAGATAAGTTTAACAAAAGACTTGGGCACAAGTTACTTTGAAGATCCTAAAGCTAGACTGTCGGCACTTAAAGACAACAATGGGCAGAACAGCACAGGTTGGAAAAACTTGGACAGACTGTTGTATGGTGGCTTTAATAGAGGCGAACTACAAATTTTTGCAGGCGGATCAGGTTCGGGCAAGAGTTTGTTTATGCAAAACTTGGCAGTTAATTGGATGGAAGCTGGGCTCAATGGAACCTACATTACATTGGAGCTTAGTGAAGGTTTGACAGCCATGCGACTTGATAGTATGTTAACTGGAACACCCAGCAAACAATTGTTTAAAGATATTGACACTGTTGAAATGAAAGTCAAGATGGCGGGCAAAAAAGCAGGCAACCTGCAGATTAAATACATGCCAGCACAAAGCACTGTTAACGATATTCGTGCATTTGTAAAAGAACTTAGCATTAAACAAGGCAAAGACATTGACTTTATGCTGGTTGACTACTTGGACTTGCTTATGCCAGTGAGTGCAAAGGTTAGCCCAAACGATTTGTTTGTTAAAGACAAGTATGTAAGTGAAGAACTTCGCAACTTGGCACGTGAATTAAACATATTATTTGTTACAGCAAGTCAGTTGAACAGAAGTGCTGTGGAAGAGATTGAATTTGATCACTCGCACATCTCGGGTGGTATTAGTAAGATTAACACAGCAGACAATGTGTTTGGTATTTTTACAAGTAGAGCAATGAAAGAACGTGGGCGCTATCAAATACAAGCAATGAAAACCAGAAGCAGTAGTGGTGTTGGACAAAAGATTGACTTGGAGTTCAACATGGAAAGTCTGAGGATCACTGGACTGGATGACGACGAAGCAGCATCGGGTGCAGGCACACAAGGCAGCACTATATTAGCAGGCATTAAAGCAAAAAGTCAAATGGTGCAAAAAGACGTAACTGACAGCATGCCGCAAGATGCTCCCAAGGTAGTGGCTGATGTACAGAGCAGCAAGCTCAAACAAATGCTAGCAGGAATTAAACAAAATGGATAATCAATATGTGGAAGTGTAGCGAACCATATAACACTGTGTACTTAGAGCAACAAGAAACTGGGTTGCATGTTGCTCCTTGTTGTGTTGCTACACCTGAGTTGTATGACACTAACGCAACTTTATTTGATCAGCCATACTTACAACAAGTAAGAGCAGAGTTTGACAATAATAAAATACCAAGTGCGTGTGTATATTGTGTGAAAAATGAACAAAACGGATTCACAAGTCGCCGACAGTCAAGTGGACAAGAAGAACATGTGCATCAAATAAAAAATTTAGAAATACATGTTGGTAATTATTGCAATCTTAAATGTGTTATCTGTAGTAATCGTTATAGTTCATCATGGCGCAAAGATGCTGGCGCACTAGGTCACAAAACATATGATAATTTTAAATTTGATTCAGTGGATTTTGTAAAAGATTTAGATACTGTGGAATGGTTGCATTTTAACGGTGGCGAACCGTTGTTTACTGACATACATCAAGATATACTTAATAATATATCCAATCCTGGGCAATGCACAGTATACTATAATACCAATGGAACTATTCGAGTTACTGACAGTATATTTGAACTTTGGAGTAGGTTTAAACTAGTAAAATTAATTTTTAGTATCGACGATGTTGGCGAAAGATTTAATTACCAACGTACAAATGCAGATTGGACACAAGTCGAAAGTAACATGTTTTGGTATAGAGATGTTGCACCGTCAAATATGATGTTTGGCATTAATCGAACTATTAGTAGATTAAATATGGATCATCTTGATGAATTGGATGAATGGTTCGTGAATTATTTCCCTACAAATAGAGAGGGGGATCATAATGATTATACCAATCAATATGCTGTTGGAAGGTGCGCTATAGATGCCGACAAAACTCGTTTTCAAACCTATATTGAAAATCTTGACAAACTGAGAACCTAATAGTTATAGTAAATATACATAAATACTAAAAAGGACAAACAAAGTCATGCAAAAAAAGACTCGCAGCATCTTTGATGAGCTGGATGGCATTTACAATGAGCGTTATAAAAAACTCGAAGAACGTGAATATGTTGTTGAGAGTCGTGCTAGTAATGTTATTGCTAGTGCAGTGCGTCTGATGGAACAAATTGAAGAATTATATACCGCTGAGCAAGCTGAAAATTTACAACGCAAATTGTTAAATGCCATCCGAGCACGAGACCCTGGCAAGTTTTCTAGATCGGTAAGGCGCACAAATGAAAAGTAAAGCACAAATAATACAAGAAAATCTATTAGCAGAACTTGAAAAAGTATCTGAAATTGAATTTTTTAAAAAAGCTGGAAAAGCTGTTTCCGGGGTTGCAACTGGGTTGGATAAACTTAGTAAAATACAAAACTATGATCCAGCTAAGCCTACTGTAAAGAAAAAACCAGAAGAGGATCCGCTAGCCAAATTGCAAGCCAAATGGGATGCCGAGCAAAAAGAAATAGAAGATGCAGCACCTGCAGCACGTAAGGCAATGTTAATGAAAAAGCTAGGCAAAAGCTCAGCGGACATTGCTCAGTATCGTAAAGAAAAAGTTGAAAAAGCTGCTATTGCAAAAAGCATTGCTAGACAAAAGAAAAAACGCCCTAGCAGCATTGCTACAGGAATTGCAAAGTCAACACCAGTTGCCCCAACACCAGTACCGGGACAAAAAGCCAAAGCAACCAAGCAATCCAAGCTTCCTACAATCGGCGGCATACTACCAACTGATCCTAGATATCCAGCACTAGCAGCAAAAATAGCCGCTGCTGAAAAAAACAAATAAGGTAAAAGCATGAAACTTCTCAAGGAAGGCGGCAACGTTTTTAAAGATTCCGATGGTGCAAGTGCTACACAGCGCATTAACCAAACTGATGTTAAGTCAACTGTGGCCTGGCTCGAGCAACTAACTGGACTACCTCTTATGGATAACATGCTGGGAAGCACAGGACAAAAACCAACATCTGGTGATTTAGACCTTGCAGTTGACAGCACAGTTATGAGCAAGGAAGAACTTAGTAACAGGTTAACACAATGGGCAACCAGTCACGGGTTTGATCCAGTAGAATGGACAAAGAAAAGCGGCATTAGTGTGCATTTTAAAACACCTATTACAGGACGAGAAGATCGCGGATATGTACAAACTGACTTTATGTTTGTGCAAAAGCCAGCGTTCAGCAAGTTTATACTGCGCAGTGATCCCAACAGTGAATACAAGGGTGCAACACGAAATGTACTCATTAATAGTATTGCAAAAGCGGCAGGTCTTAAACTCAATCAGAATTCGGGATTGTATCGTAGGGAAGACAATGCATTTATAACTGATGACCCAGATAAAATTGCCACGCTGTTATTAAATAAAAATGCAAACAGAGATGACCTAGCTAGTGTAGAATCTATTATGGCCCAACTTAAATCAGACAAGCAACGTGATGCTAAACTAGATGATTTCCGTGGCTACGCTGAACGTGAAGGTTTTACTTTTGAAGAAGTAAACGAATCTGGAACTGCCTGGCTTGCACGGTTGCGTGATAGAATTGTATACCAGGGCATGGAAGTCATTACTGAAAATCCATACACACCTTACAAACTAACTGAAGGTGTGCGAATTGAACACCCTGAAGACTTGATTTTTGATTACGGCAGTAAAGGCCTTACACAAGCACTTGCAGGTCTCAAAAGTGCTGCCGCAGAACCTGCTAAAACAAACACCATTAAATGGGACGGTAAGCCAGCAGTTATATTTGGCAGAGACAGCACAGGAGCCTTTGTGCTCACTGATAAGTCAGGGTTCCTTGCAAAAGGCTACAACGGCCTAGCCAAGTCTCCAAAAGACATCGAACGTATCATGAGCATGCGCAAAGGTGACAGAACAGATCTAATTGCAGTGTATGCTAAATTGTTTCCGTTGCTAAGTCGCACAGTGCCCAAGGACTTCCGTGGATACGTGCAAGGTGATTTACTGTACAGCGACACTCCTCCATTGGAAGATGGTATGTATGTCTTTACTCCTAATACTGTTACATATCGTGTTGATGCAAGCACCCCAATTGGAAAAGCGGTTGGTAATAGTGAAGCAGGCGTTGCAGTACACACATCAATTGACGGCCCAGGTGGCCCTGCAACTCCTGTTTCTAGTGCAGTATTAAACAAAGCACCCGGTGTTCTTATACTCGACCCAACTATGAAAGACACTGGTAGTAAAATTGAATTAAATGCAAAGTTGATTGCACAAGTGGAAAACATTTACAACAACTATGCACCTGAAATTGATGCATTCTTTGCTCCAGGTGAGCTGCGCAGCAGAAAGATAACAAACACACCAGCATTGATAAAGCAATATATCAACAGCAAAGTGCGCAGTGGCAATTATAAAAACATGATCAAAGATTTTGGTCCATGGATTGAACAAAAACAACCAACTAAGGCAGCTCGTATCATTGACTGGATGAATCAAAATAAAAGCGCAGTTGCGGCATTGTTCAGTGGATTTTTAAACATCAGTCAACTTAAAAATGACTTGGTACGACAGTTGGATGCACAAGACCAAGATGTAAAAGCCGACATTGCAGGCGAACCCGGTCATGAAGGATATGTAGGGGCAGGAATGAAGTTTGTGGATCGTATGAGATTTTCGCAAGCTAACTTTGCACAAAATAATCCAGGGCAAAACTAATGGATCAGCCAGTAACACAAATACAACTTGATGCACTAGAAAAAGCACTTGATAAAGTGTTTGCCCAAGTAGGAATCGATGTTGAGTTTACAAGACACTTTCTAGATCGTGTAAATGATGAACGCAACGTGCGGCAAATTACAATACAAGAGCTGGCAATACTATTTAAAAAAGAATTTCAAAAGTATGCCAAGCCAATTGCACAACTAGGACCAGATGCACAAGCGGTGCTGAAAGATTTATCATCGGATATTAATGTGCCGTTTGCACTTGTGTGGGATAGTGCAAACCAGGAACTAGATTTAATTGCTAAAACTGTGATGCGTAAAAAAGATTTCAAGACTCCTAACAAAGAATTTGCAGTTGAGCAGACAAGCATATTTCACGAGCTCAGTGAAAGTCGCATGTGGAAACAAATGAAACAATTAACTGGTCTTAAAATGAGCAAGGTTGCTGAACTGATGTTCGAACAGTTGTTAGCATTGCAGATTTTTGCACAAAGCGACCCTGCTTATGCAGCACAACAAGCTGCACAAATTATGAGATTACAAAACTTTGATGGGTTTCGTACCAGCCAACCAGACCTTTACAATGTGTTAACTATTATGGTTGATCCAGAACGCTTTGACAGTCAAATTGTACAAGATGTACAAGTGAGTGTGCCGGAGTTACGGTTAAAGCGTAATCTAAGAGCAATAGCAAAAAACAAATATAATGCCGGTGATTATAATTATTTGATGTTGATGTTACAACGAGAAATGCAAGATTACCTACCAGCTCCACTGATACAAATGCGTAGACAAATTGGCAACTGGGATCGTACAAAGCCGCAGGACAGGAAAGTTATTGTAGATCGACTCATGCTACAAATGCGTGAACGTGGATTTCAGAATGAAAGTTATGAAAGACTGAGAACACTCAATATCTCGTAAACGTGCTAAATAAAAGTAGGGACATTAATGTTCCAACCATTATTTAGGAGAAATAAAATGGCTGAAATTTCAACAAACGCAACAGTTAAGCAAGGCCAAGGTCTTGGTCCAACAACATACATCTATGCAGTAGCAACTGGTACAATCACAGTAGCAGCCGCTTGCACAGCAATCACAACAACATATGGTGGCACAATTGCCGCTGTTGAAGGTGTAGCAAACGGCAACCACGTTGCTGTACAAGGCGGCCCGGGTGGCGCAGAAGCAGTCAGTGGCATCTCACTAGTTGCAACATTCGCTAACCCAAGTGCATAATAACTTAATTTAAGTTTATTCATTAAAACCCTGGTTTTTGTAACTAGGGTTTTTTTGTGGCTAAGTAATATTACCAGCTTGTAGTATTGGACTTTGGACATGCAATTAATTGAAATAGTAACAGTATTTGACTGCACTTGCACCGGCACAACAAGTCATCGAAAACTACAAGATACACCTATTATAAACAAAGTCGGTACATCTATTAGTACAATTGATGAGTGGAATTTCAGTAGAAATCAACAACGCAATTGGGAAACTATATTACAGTGTGTTGGACTAAAAACACAAGCAATTGACATTACAGATCCGGTTTGTACAAATTTAGGAAAAAATAAGTACTGGAAACTTTCGTTTTGTGTTGAACAACCTGATATATTCAATGATGGTGAAGACGAACTTGGTTTACTAAAAAACGACATGCACGGCGTTCCTATGATAGTAGGGCTTTCAGAATACTACAAAGAAGGATTTTTATTTCCTTACTTGATCACACATGGTTCTAAATCTAACATTAAATTCAAGGCAGTAACTTTAGAATAGTGTATATTTGATAAATATCTTTAACAAATATTATTAGAGGTTACCATGAATGATACGACACCCATTGAGAAAAAAAGTCTAGAAGCGCACGTAGACTTGTGTGCTGAGCGATATAAATTAATGTCTCATCAGAT